ATATGAAGTCTTGGTTAAAACAAGCCGAGATTGAAAAGCAGGCAGTTAAAACGGCATTAAAGGCGAAATTCGTTAATGAAGATGGTTCAATAGAAGAATGGAACGATATGTCGTGGGAAGATGTTGAAGAGAAGATTGATAACGAGTTTCGTCTTTTTAAAGAAAACTATCTAAAAAAATGGGAAGTTAAAAAATGAAGTCCTTTATAAAAGAAACTTACGAGTCATACAAGACAGATGGTGTACCTCATATGTTAGCATTGGAGTATACCATTTCTGATGTCTATCAAAAATTAGTATCAGAGAATCTAATGAATGAAGACCTTCGTAAGTGGTTTGGTAAAGGAAAGACTGGCACCTCATCAGGTGGTGGTTGGGATAGATATGGTTCAGATGGACAGAAGTTAGGTAAGTGTGGTGATGGTAAAGAAGGTGGTGCTTACGCCGCATGTCTATCACAAGAGAAAGCCAATAAGTTAGGACCAAAAGGTAGGGCAGCATTTGTAAGAAGAAAAAGAGCGGCACAGAAAAAAGGTGGTGACGCAAAAAAAGGTGGAAACAGAACTAAAGGTAAAAAACCTACAAATAGTAAAACAGGGGCATAACAATGAATCCAAGATTAAATAAAAAAGTAAAAAAAGACTTAGACGCATATTTTAAAGGAACAAGTGCGTCCTCACCAGAAGCACATCACGCTATTATGTTTATTTTGAAAGGTGCATTAACAGACGCAAACTTTCATAGTACATCTAAGAAAGTAGATAAACTTTTTCCAAAAGCTAAAGGTGCAAAATACTTTGGTAAGAGAGAGTGGGAAGATAATCTTGAGTCTAAAGGAATGGACATCGCCGCAGCCGCAAAATGGGATGGACACGACATTCTTGATGCAATCGGATTCTTTGTATCAATGTATATAGGCAGACCTCTTGGTTCAAAAATTGAAGACCTTAAAAATGAATCTCTAAATAAAGAACACAAATTATTAGAAAACTTATCTGTTCTTGTTGAAAAGAATGTTCCTACAAATCCATCTAAATGGTCTTACTACAAATCACAAGCTAAAAAGAAGTTTGATGTATATCCATCAGCATACGCAAACGCATGGGCGGCAAAACAATATAAAGCCGCAGGTGGTGGTTGGAGAACTACAAAAGAAAATGTAGAAGAGACTATTGAAGAAAAGGTATCTGTATTTGATGAAAGGCATGTTGGTAAAAATGGTATTATCATTATGATTGATGATAACGGAAAGAAAGTATCAGCAATTTTCAAAAACAAAAAGAACGCAGATAAATTCAACAGAAATAATCCTGAAGACTTAAAAAAACTTTTAGATTTAGCTAAGAAAACTAAGTTTCCAAAAACAATAGACTAAGGGACATCATGGATAAAAAACAACTCAAGAGTATTATAAAAGAAGAATATCAAAATGTTAAGTCATTCATGGAATACAAATATGGATTCACACCTGAGTTAGGTAAAGTGATTTCTAATCCCTATGCAAAATCATTTGTAAACGAAGCCAAAGAACCTGAAGTAATTACTACATTAAGAAAAATCGTAAAGAATAAACAAAACGATTTGATTAAAGATACTAAGAGTGGTAAGAAGGTAAGAGTTGATATGAATTCAGCAAACCTAATGGTTCAAGTATATGATGCACTTAAACAACAATCTAATAAAGATAAGTTTGTTAAGAGTGGTATCGTAATGATGGGACATATGGCTTACAAACTTATGAAAAAAGAATCAGTAAACGAAGGTGCTTACACTATTATGAACGTTAATCATACCGTATCAACCACTAAGAAAAAGTTAATGAAAAAGTGGAAACAAAAAGGTGGATACGAAAACTTCGGTCAAAAAGAATTAGATATTTTGAAAAAGAAGTTGAATTACAATCCGTATGGTTCAGACGAAGAAAGAAAGATTGCTAAAATCCTTGATAACTTCAATAATTGGGCAATGAATTATGATGGTAGTATGAGAGAATCAGTAAACGAAGCTAAATCTATGGATATGAAAAAAAGATTAAAGGTTTACGATAAACTTAAAAAAGGTGATAAGATTACGATTAAGTATGGTTCATCAATGAGGGGTGGAGTTGAAAAGGAATTTGTAGTATCCAAAGGAAAAACTTTAGTTGGTAAACAAAAAGTAGAAAGAATCATTCTACAAAATCCGGCGAATCCAAAAGGTGTTAAGTATTATCTATATCAAAGAAACGGAAATGTAACTATGGCTATTGGTGATATGGCAGCTACCATCGAAGATATGCATGAATCAATAGATGAATCAACAGGTCTTGCAATCATACATAAAGCAGCTAAAAAAGGAAGTTATCCTGTTAGTATTGTGGCAACTATGTTAGGTAAGGTTGTAAAACAAGAATTAGTAAAAACACCAATGGCAGTCCCAGCAGCATTTAGAATGATGCAAGGTGGATACCCACGAGCAACTATCGCAATTGAAGATAGAACAGGTAAAATTTTATTCAAAGAAGGATTTGTAAAAGAATCAGTAAACGAAGGTATGTTTAAAGTAATCGACCAAATTAGACAAGATTCTAAAGACGCGGGAGATTTTATCAAGAATGTATTTTCAGACCCAGACTTTAAAGACATGAAAAAGGACAAAGACTTTTTAAAGTATCTTAAATCTATTTACGAAGGATTTTCAGTAGTAGAAGAATATGATGTAGAAAATGAACAAGACATAAAAGAATTTGTTAACTTTATGAAAGAATACAAAGCTGATATAAATGAAGCAGAGTATCAAGGTAGGGATGTCAAGCTTGGTAAAATAATGCAAGGTGATGTTAAAAAGTTTAAAGTCTATGTTAAGAATCCAAAAGGAAATGTAGTGAAAGTAAACTTTGGTCACAAAGGTAAGGGAAATGAAAAGACAATGTCTATCAAAAAAAATAATCCTGAAAGAAGGAAAGCATTTAGAGCAAGACACAATTGTGATAATCCTGGACCGAGACATAAAGCAAGATATTGGTCTTGTAAAAAATGGTAATCAATTTCATTAAATTAATTTACATATTTATATAAAACTAAAAAACAAGTTATGAAGTACATTCACACTTATAAGCTCGAAGAGGGTAAATCCTTTAACGACTTAGAACTCCTAACACAATTACTTAGTGTTGTAAAACTGAGGGTATCAAGTCCCTCTGAAAAAATCATGTTGTATGTAGACACTTATACTTTAAACGAGTATAAAAAATTTGGTATGGATACTTTATATGATGAAGTCAATACTGAAGTACTTGACGAATATCCAAGTGATAAGATTTCTAAAGATTATTGGTCTTCACCAAAGTTATGGGTAATGAAACACCAAGAAGAACCTTTCCTTATGTTGGATACCGATTTAGTACTACACAACATAACACCTGATGTATTAGAAAGAGCACAGGTATCATTCTTACATACAGAATCACCAACAACATACGCATTCCCATCAGTTTTAAATAAACCAAAAGCTTTTAAATGGAGTGATTGGGATGTGATGGCATTTATAAACACAATGCCTGCAAATTGTGCAGCTATTTGTTTTACAGACATGGAATTTTTAAAAAGGTATACAGACAAGTACTTTAGATTTGTTCTAAATAATAAAGGTGGTTATTCTGAAAAGTTTTTCGAAAAATCAGACTTTACAGATAGTACTGCACCACAAATCACAATGGAACAATGGTTATTAAGTGCTATGATGTTCCAAGAAGAATATGATAATACTGGTGCACCAATATCAAGAGAAACCCCATTTCAGTCTCAGTCATTAACTAACGCATTATCAACACCATTAGGATTCCAACACCAAGTTTGGAATGTACCATCAGTACAAGTTATGAAAGAGTTGGGTACACAGATATTTCATCTATGGGGTGCAAAAACATTTTATGATAAAGCTGAAAAAGAAAACAAACCCGAACTATATGAAGTTTGGAATAAAATAAAAGAAGATTTGGTTGGAGCAAATAACGATTTCATTCAACTTCTTAAAAAAGATGAGTACTACGATATCTTAGAAAAGTTAGAAGATAATTGTAGGGAAATCCCAAAATCAACTAATTAAATTAATTTACATATTTATATTAGTAATCAAAGTTTAATTAATAATCAAATAAAACGGAAAAATTATGACTACAATTTTTATTATTTTAGGTGTACTACTTGTCGGAGCAGGTGTATACTATTACTTTTACAAGCAAGGTAAAATTAACGACAGAGATGGTGACTACATTCCAGATGAAGTAGAAGATACTATCGAAGACGCTAAAAAAGTTGCTAAAGAAGTAAAAAGAAGAGCAAAAAGAGTTAAAGAAGAGCTCGGTGATGTTGCTGACGCAGTAAAAGAAGTCGGTAAACAAACTAAAGATGTTGTCTCAGCTGCAAAGGGTAAAAACCGAAAAGGTAGAAAACCTCGTAAAGCAAGTTCAGGTTCAGGTTCAGGTAGAGGAAGAGGAAGAAAATCTTCAGGTTCAGGTTCAGGTAGAGGAAGCGGAAAAAAATAAACTCATAGGAGTACATAGTAATGGGACTATTTAAAAAGGCTGGAACAAAACTCCAAAACTTAATAATTATTGTCCTCTGTATACTTGTCTTACTCAAAACTTGTGGTGGTGGTGACGATGTTACTACTGAAAAGATTGTTACTAAAATCGAAACACGATACGACACTCTAACAGTAGAAAAAAAAGTTTATGTACCAAAATACAAAACAAGAATAGAGACAAAGACTGTTACAGATACAGTAGTATTAAAAACTAAAATCGATACCCTCGAAATCTTAAAAGATTATTATAGCAAGTATGTCTATCAAGATACTCTTAAGTTAGATTCGTTGGGTTACATTACTATTATAGATACAATATCTCAAAACAAGATATTTAGTAGAAACTTTGACTCCCAAGTATTAATACCAACTACAACCATTACTAATGACATTTACCTCAATAAACCAAAATTGTTTGGTGGGGTAAGTGTCGGTGGTAATTCTAAGCAAATAAACTTTTTATCTGGAGACTTACTTTACAAATCTAAAAAAGATAATGTATATGGAGTGGGGCTTGGTGTTAATCAGAACTTCCAACCAATAGTAATCGGTAGAGTCTATTGGAAAATCTCGTTCAAGGGGAAAAAGTAAATGTATGCAAAAGAATATCAAACAAATCATAAAGGAAGAGTACTTAAAATGTGCTAAAGACCCCGTATATTTTTTTAGAAAGTATTGTTATATTCAACACCCATCTCGTGGTAAAATTCTTTTTAATTTATACGACTTCCAAGAAGACTTAATGTCGGCAGTTTCCGACAATCGATTTAATGTAATTCTTAAATCACGACAATTAGGTATATCAACACTATCAGCCGGATATTCTCTCTGGCTTATGTTATTTCATGAAGATAAAAATGTATTAGTAATTGCAACTAAACAAGAGGTTGCAAAAAACTTAGTTACTAAAGTTAGATTCATGCATCAGAATTTACCATCTTGGTTAAGAGGTAATACTGAAGAAGATAACAAGTTATCATTAAGACTTAAAAATGGTTCTCAGATAAAAGCAACATCTGCTGCAGGTGACGCGGGTCGTTCTGAAGCATTATCATTATTGGTAATTGATGAAGCTGCATTTATCGATAATGTAGAAGAAATTTGGACATCTGCACAATCAACACTATCAACTGGTGGTGGGGCAATCGTGTTATCTACACCAAATGGTGTCGGTAACTTTTTTCACAAAATATGGTTACAAGGACAAGCAGGTGAACAATGGAATCCGATAGAGTTACATTGGAGTGTCCATCCAGAAAGAGATGAAGCATGGAGAGAACAACAAACAAAGTTACTTGGTGAAAAGGGAGCAGCACAAGAATGTGATTGTGATTTCATCAGTTCTGGTTATACAGTAGTAGAAGGTTCAACATTAAAATGGTATGAAGAGACGCATGTTAAAGACCCTATTGAAAAAAGAGGTTTTGATGGTAATTATTGGTTATGGGATTACCCTAACTATTCTCGTGATTATGTTGTTGTGGCTGATGTTGCTCGTGGGGATTCTACTGACTATTCTGCGTTTCATGTCTTTGATGTTGAGACTGTGGAACAAGTTGCTGAATATAAAGGTAAGATTGAAACAAAACAATATGGTGCATTTTTAACATCGGTTGCAACTGATTGGAACAATGCATTACTTGTAATTGAAAACGCAAACATTGGTTGGGCAGTAATACAAGAAGTTATAGACAGAAACTACCAAAACCTATATTATTCATACAGAGATTTAGGTTATGTCGATGAGGATATTCATCTTAGAAAAGGTTTTGATTTAAAAAGAAAAGACGATATGGTTCCTGGGTTCTCAATGACAAGTAGAACTCGCCCATTGGTTATATCTAAATTAGATACTTATATGAGAGAACGAACACCAATGATTAGGTCAAAAAGATTAATCGATGAGTTGTTTGTTTTTATATGGAATGGTAGTAGAGCAGAAGCTCAACGAGGTTATAATGATGATTTAGTAATATCTTTCTCAACAGGTCTTTGGGTTAGAGATACGGCATTGAAGTTAAGACAACAAGGTATGGACTTAACAAGAACTACATTAACCCACATAAAAAGGAATCAACCAGGTGCTTATAACAATAGAAACCTTGGAATAGACCCTTGGAAACAGAAAGACCAGCATGGTAATGACCAAGATTTAACTTGGTTGTTATAAAATTTGGAAATAAACTATTTTTTTTGTATATTTATAGAATGTATAAGTATACAATATAATTAGAAGTAGAAAATATGGCAGATAAATCATTATTTGGTAGACTAAAGAAATTATTCAACACCCAAGTTGTTGTTCGTAGAATTGGTAAAGGTAACACACAAGCTATCGATACTCAAAGACTACAATCACAAGGTAACTTGAGGAGCTCGTCCTATTATGATAGGTTCGGTAGATTACACACTACAAGAAAGCATTGGGAAACTTATAATAACCAATTCAACTACCATTCAAATAAATTAGAATTATATACAGATTATGAAGCGATGGATAAAGATTCAATCATCGCATCTGTATTAGATATATACTCGGATGAATGTACCCTAAAAAATGATATGGGTGATGTTCTTAGAATTAAGACAAATGACGAGAATGTAAAAAAGATATTACAAAACCTTTTCTATGATGTACTGAATATAGAGTTTAACCTTTGGTCTTGGATTAGAGGTATGAATAAATATGGTGATTACTTTTTACATCTTGATATTGAAGAAGGTGTGGGTATTGTAAACGCATCACCAATGTCAGCATATGAAATAGAAAGAGAAGAAGGTTTTAATCCAGAGAATCCTTATGAAGTTAGATTTAAGTTAGGTTCAGCTGGCGCAGCTCATGGTGTCGCATCTAACAAACAAGCAGACTATATGGAGTTTTATCAAATGGCACACTTTAGATTAATGTCAGATACAAACTTCCTTCCATATGGTCGTTCTCTAATTGAAGGTGCAAGAAAAACTTGGAAACAATTAACTCTTATGGAAGACGCAATGATGATTCATAGAATTATGAGAGCGCCTGAAAAAAGAGTGTTCAAAATCGATGTAGGTAACATTCCACCTAATGAAGTTGATAATCACATGAGAAGTATTATTGACCAAATGAAGAAAGTTCCTTACCTCGACCAAAATACAGGTGACTACAACCTTAAGTTCAACCTTCAAAATATGTTAGAAGATTACTATCTACCTGTTAGAGGTGGACAAAGTGGTACTGAGATTGATTCCCTAAGTGGAATGGAATTCGGTGGTATTGATGATATTGAATATCTAAAAAATAGAATGTTAGCAGCACTTAAAGTTCCAAAAGCATTTATTGGATATGAAGAAGGTGTTGAGGGTAAAGCAACATTAGCACAAGAAGATATTAGATTCGCAAGAACTGTTGAGAGATTACAAAAAATTGTACTATCTGAATTAACAAAGATTGCAATCATTCACTTATACTCACAAGGATATGAAAATGCAGACTTAGTTAACTTTGAATTAGAGTTGACTAACCCATCAATCATATACGAACAAGAGAAAGCAAATCTTTGGACTGAAAAAACAAGACTTGCAAGTGATTTAAAAGACCTTAAGATGGTATCTCAAGAATGGGTATACAAAAACATCTTTAATATGTCAGACGATGAATGGAAACTTGAACAAGGTAAGGTAATAAACGACCTTAAGTTAGGTTTCAGACATGAACAGATAGAATCTGAAGGTAATGACCCAATAAAATCAGGTGAGTCGTTTGGTACTCCACATGATTTAGCTATGATACAACAAAATGGTGATGGTGAAGAAGGTTCACAAAACGAATATGGTAATTCGGGTGTTCCAAGTAACCCTCCTGGTGCACCAGATGGTGGATTTGATGGCGCGGGAAGACCACCAAAGGCAGGGAACTACAAAACGGATGATAATCCATTTGGAAGAGACCCAATTGGACAAAAAATGAATAGAAGAGCGTCCAAGCCAGAGACATCTTATAGTAAACATAAGATATCACCATTGGCATATGAACAAGCCGAAGCTATGAAAAGTAGTCTTAGTAAGATGAAGAGAAAAACAAGAAGTGTAATACTTGAATCTTTGAAAGATGACTCCAAACCTAATGATAAAGGTGGGTTGTTAGATGAGAACAATTTAATAGATGACACGATTTAGTTTTTTTTTAGATATTTATAGTGTAGTTGTTAATAATTAAGGTAATAAAAATGGGAAAATTAAAACATAGTAAATTTAAAAACACAGGAATTCTGTTTGAACTATTAGTTCGACAAATTGCCTCTGATACTTTATCAGATAATACCTGCTATGCAACTCAGATTATAAAAAAACACTTTACAAAAGGTTCTCAACTCGCAACAGAGCTAAAATTATATCAAGCTCTTACAAAAGAGAACTTTGACTCTCAATATAAAGCACAAGAGTTCTTAAACATTGTTTTAAAAGAACGAGCTAAGTTAATTGAAGGTACTTTAAAAAGAGAAAAGTACAATTTAATCAAATCTATAAAAGATTCATATCTTATTGAAGACTTTTTTAAATATAGAGTTTCAAATTATAAAGAATTAGCATCTGCATACAAATTATTTGAAAATAGTGAATCACAATCACCAAAAGAATAT